TCCATTTTCTGGTGAAGTTGTCGATGAACTGATCGGTCATCGGCAAGTACTTGTTGAATAGCAATACCGTAAAATCAGAAATCTTTTCCGCCGCATAAATAATGGCGTCAACAAAGTTTCCGGTTCCGAACGAGTACAAATTGCTGCTAATTTCCAGCAGGGTTCTCCGGAAAATTACTTGAAGTCGATCGAACGTCTCCTGCACCGGAGTGATGAATGCCTGACCGAAGTCGGCGAACGTGTTCTGGAACTCGGTGATGAACGATTTGATTTGGCCCATCAGTGTGCCGCGAACGTTTTGTGCGGTTCCAGCAACACCGGCAGCTTCAGCCAGATCGCCGCTAGCGAACATCTTCAGCAGCTCGGCATTAGTGGTTTTACCACTCTTCAGTACTTCCTTGTACGCCTTTTCGAATTCTGGGCCGATGTCTTTTGCTGCTGCGAGAACCTGTTCGCCCTGCGCGTTTTTTCCGCTTTGGAGCAGGCTGACGATCTGGGCGGTTGCCGCGAGACCTTTCTCCATGTCGCCTGACATCACGGCAAAGTCAGCGAGGCCCCTGATGGAGGTAACTGTCGCGCCGGTCACCTTGGCGTTCCGTGACGCGGAAGCGAATGCGCCGCTCAAAGCTTCGACGCCGAACATCGCAAGGTTGGCGTCGCTTCGCATTGATCGCAGCGCGCGGCTGGACGCAGCAAAACTTCCACCGTAACTACCGGACGCTGACGCGGCTTGGAACTGGCGCTGCGCCTGCGTGAACAAAGCGATCGCTGCTGCGATGCTGGCCGCTGCGTTAGCGGCAACAACTCCGAGGGCTTTCACGGATGACGCCCATGCGCGTGATAGGCCGCTACCTATTGCGAGCATGGCGTTGACCGACGATAGGGCGGCGAGCAAACCGAGCGTTTCGACGGCGGCTAGCTTCATCGCCATTCTGAATACGCCCTTCAGGGTTCGGGCCATTTTCCCCATTCGTCGGTTTGCTTTACCGACGTTGCGATCCCACCAGCGAACCTTCTTGTTCGCGTCATCCTGAGCTTTGTTGTAGTTCTTTATCTTGTCGGTCAGATCTCCGAACTTCCCCCCGAACTTGTCCGTGAGTTGCTGGGCTTTGCCCATGTACCCGTTGAACTTTTCGAAGGCGTTATTCAGCCGCCCGAATCGTTTATCGATGGCCTCGGCTTGAGCAGCAAAAGCCGCAAGGCGACGCTGAGTTTTATTAAGGTCACTAAGGTCTGCGTCTACCCGTACATTAATGTTGACATTTTCATTGTCGGCCATTTACGGGCTCCGCGCTGAAAGAGGGAATTATGGGCGATTTCGTTCAGCTTCGCGCTGCTGATCCTCGCGATCTTTCTCTACAACTTTAGCACAGGCGACTAATATCAGCCATTCATCATCGTCGCAGTTGAGCAAGGCTAAAGGGTTTGTTCCCCACAATTCGCCTAGGCGTGCAGCGGTTTTAACCCGAGGGTCTTCCCGAAGGTCGTCTAGGACTTCTAGGTAGGGTCCACGACATCAATCGTGTCCCCATACCCTGCGGCATCAAGGATGGCCAACGCCGCGGCCTCAATGTGTGGGTCCAGACCGAAGAACGCCTGAACGCAGTCCGGGATAGGCCGGGTGGTGCCAGTCATCTTCAGGATCTCGTCCGATCCAAACGTGAAAGGCGTCCCGTCATCATCGACGGCCTGCTCATCATTGACGAAAATACCGATCGTCGTCTGACCCACAACGGTGCAGGCAAACCGCGTCGCATCCATGCCATTCTTGGTGTCCTCACCGGACTGCTTACGCCAAGAACGCATCTGGTGCTGGGTGATATTCGGCGAAATCTGGATTTTGATCCCCGGACGCTCGGGAACCTCAATAAAAACCGCCGAACGCTGCACCTTGCGTGACAACGTTTCTTTCAGCTGATCCAGAACACTCGGAGGAGCATCCTTGGAAGTTTTCACCCTAGGTGCCGACTTAGGCGCTTCTTCCTGCGCGCTGGTGGTGTCTTCGAAAAGTTCATCGCTCATGGCGAGAACCCTAACACAGCAAAAGGGGCGCCAGCGGCACCCCTCTTACTGAAAGTAAAGTGAGTTTTAGCGTCAGGCGACGGTCTGAACGCTGAACGTGAGAGCGTAAGTCGCCGGCGCACCAGACGCCGCGTCACCCTCAGGCTCAGTCAGACCAACCAGCAGACACAGCGGATACTTCCGGGTGCCCTGCGGGTTCTTAATGTCGCAGTTGAACTCCTCGACAGTGATGTCGTAGTAGGCGCGACCAACCAGCTGCCGGGCAGCCTTCAGGAAGTCACCATCGACGTCGCGGTCGTAGTGGCGGGTAAGAGTGATGTCACCGATCTCCGCAGGAGCGCACAGCACCTCAGGGAACAGCTTGCCACCGATGTAGATCTTCTCGACCGAAGCCGTGACCTCACCACCGGACACCTGAGCAAAGTACTGGAAGTTGCCGTCGTTACCCACCGAGGGGGGAGTCTCAACGTTTCCCGTCGAAGACGGGGTGATGGAAGCAACAATCTGCCTCTGTGCAAGTTTCATTTTTTAGCTCCCTCAGACTACCGATGCGGTGAGGTTGGACTTGGTGACATCGACCTGAATCTGGTCGCTGGTGGACGACACACGGATGCCGACCTTCGCCTTCACGAGACCGCCGGCCAACTGGGTCAGCGGGTTGATGGCGTCGTTGACCTGCACCGAGTAGCCGTAGTCGATACGGCGGCCGGTGGAGTCAAACGCTTCGTAGAGACCACCCGCGATGCGGATCGGCTCGAGCATGTTGACCAGACGGGCCTCGACCTTCGAGAAGAGCGAGGAACGACCGTCGATCGGCGAGAAGATCAGGTCCTCAAGGACAGTCTTCGCGCGGTCAACGACGTAGTTCAGCATCTCGCGGGAGGTGGTGAACCGGAAGTTGTCCTCGTCAGACGAAAGGGTGCGAGCACCGTAGACACGGACTCGACCGTTGATCACGCGGAGGGCGTTGATCTTGTTGTCGTCGAGGTCGTCTCCGGTTTCCGAGTTGATCGGCGTATACAGGCCGGTGATGAACTTGGACTCGGAGACCGAGCCGGCGTAAGCCGCCCACGATCCGATGCTGTTGTGGGCCTGAGCCCGCTTCGCGGCGACGTAGCCTTCCGGCGACATATTGATCGTGGTGCCGGACTCGTTGACCATCTTGACCCACGGGTAGAACATGGCGCCGTACTCGGCATTGTCAGCAGAAGTGACGGCCGAGCCATGAGCCTTGATCTCGGTGGTGGTGTCATCCTCGTTGCCGGCGAGCAGAGCGAACCGGTTGTTCCCCGCCGCGTGCTCGATGAGGGCTTCGTGGATCGGGCCGACATCGGCGAAGCTTCCGTCGTGCGGAATTGCGACAGCGCCCGGGCCGAGGTCGTCGGTGAAGTTGGTGCGAAGAGCACCGGTGTAATCACCGTCGGTGATGTTGCCTTCGTCGGCGTCACCAGCGCTGAAGGCCGCCTTGACGAACACGGCGAGCGTGTCGCCTCCATCCTCAGCGGTGGCGTAGTTTGCGGCAACTGAGGAAGAGTTGATCTTCTGAACGGCCGCAGCGGTGTTGGCAACTTCGCCGGTCGAGTAGACCAGAGCGTCGTTCAGGTAGAAGCGGACGTTGAATCCGGAGCCGAGAGTCACGACCTCGGCGTCGAGGTTCGAGGACCACGCGCCTTGACCGACGGCGGTGAGGGTCATCGCGGTGCCAGCGGTTCCGCCGGTCACGTCAAGATCGCCGAACGTGGCGCTTGGGCCGACGACGCGTGAGACGTACACCTGCGCTCCGCCCTCTTCGAAGAAGGTCTGGACCTGCTGGTGGACCGCACCGCTGGCGATGTAGTCGCCATAGATGATCTCGTAGTCGGCAAGGCTGCCAACCAGCTTGGCGGTTCCTTCAGGTCCACGCTCCGTACGGCCAACCAAGAACAGCGTTGCTGTCGGGTTCTGGTTGACGGTGGACGGTCCTGAGCGAACCGAAGTGTTTACGACGATACCGGGCATTTGGATTCCCTCCGCGCTCTTGCGAGAGTTCTCGTGTGACTGATACGAGTATACCTAAAAAGCTCCGTCGTCTTTGGAACTAAGGTCTCTCGCGGTATCTATTCTGTCTCATCAAATGCCACTTCTAGTGGAAGGCATTTAGAGATCTTTGAGAAGCGGCGCCAGCGGGTTGACTTCGGCGTTAATTTGGTCTGCTGAATCGGCAATATTGACAACAGAAACAACTTCGGTTACACGAAGGTTGTAGGACAAATACGCGCCAGCCATCATTCTTTCGCCCTTTAGATGGGTTAGGTCAGAGTATTCCTCGCGGAGCTGAGCTTCGTCGATGTAGGCGACGAGGTTGTTCGGCTGTGCATACAGGTTGAGGCACGGATCATCCAAAATCGCCGAGCGCACAACAGTCGTCAACCGGTCGCGCTTAGCGGTGCATTGCTCAGAATCGTCGTCCTTCACCCAGATGTATGTTCGCATCGAGTACTCAACGTGATACATCGGATCCATGGTCGACGTCAGATCCGCACGGGTGAGGCCGTTCATCGAAACTGCGACCGTGATGAGCGTCGGCCAGCGGTCGATGGCAACCGGCTCGTAAACCAAATACTTCTCCGGCTCTGGCAAGTTCTCGTCGTCAAGGTTCCACGCGTTCCGGTACGACAAAATTCTTGTCGGGATTTCCTCCCGCAGATAATCGTTGACGAAGTTTTTCGCGTTGTATGCGCCCTGCATCGTCACAAGAAGTCACCCCTCACGACCCAGCTGGCGGCATCTGATGCGACCTCTTCACCGAACCTTCGCGGGTTGAAGAGGATCGCGCGCTTCGGCATATCCCTTGTGCCGTACTGGTGGAACTTCGCGTAATCGACATTGGTGCCGAACTGTGCATACTTGGGGGTGATCACGTTGGCTGGGCCGCGCAGGTTCGCCAAACTGTTGAACAGGCGACCCGTCCTCCGCATCAATGGCCACGAGTACGCGTCCTTTCTGCGCTGCCACCCGCCAACGAGAAAACCGCTGGATGCGAAGTTGGCTCGGTTGGCTCGTTCAAGCTGATCTCGCGCGCGGGAGAACACCGGCTGGAACGTCAGTCCCCGCGCCTGCATCGCGGTCATGCGAGCCTGAACCTTCGGGATGCCATCGACATCTACGCTGGCCTTGATCATTAGGAGATCCTGATTCGTCGATACTTCCGGAGCGACTGAATTTCCTCGGGCGTGAATCCGGTAGTGACTGGGCCGACGTTGCGGGTCTCCAAATCTTTAATACCGACCACGTCGTCGTGCATGTTTTGCATTTCGCGTGATGCGGCCCGCAGGATGAGGAGCTTGAAGTAAGGAATGGTTGTTCCGTCCATGCCGGCCGTGTAGGTGATGTTCAGTGTGTCGTTCGCGAAAGTGCGGTACACGTCGACTCCGTACTTCTGAACGATGAAGTCAGTTCCTTCGGTCAGCGATTGCGCGGCAGCACCCGGCTGCGGGCCAGTCGCAGTCAACGTCGAGACCGAGATAACCGGAGAGTTTTTAAGATAAAGCGTGTACGGCGGCTGGAGCCAGCTCAGAACGTTTCCCGTGGTGTCCAGCGAATAGTCGTAAAAGAATGACGAGTTGGGGACGCCAACATTGAGGTAGTCGACCTTATGAACCTCGCTGTATGTGTCGACCTCGACCGGACGCCTGATGTATGACTCGAGTTCGCTTTGAAGACCCTCAAGGACGTAGCCGGCTGCGTGGGACTGGCGGTTGTTGAACTTGATGTCCATGTAACGCTCAAGTTCGGTCTGCGTTACAAGCATGGTTACCTCGCAGGAGAAATCGACGGACCTGCGACCAATTTTAGTTTATTTGTCGGCGCTCGACAGCCACCTACATCAAATCGTCGAAAACTTCTTCCCAACGTTTCGCCATATTGTGAACGTCGAGATTCTCCTTGACGATCTCACGCTGCCTCTTTGACTCCCGCGACCTGACATTCGGATCGAGCAGCTCAGTGATGTGTGCTACCCATTCCTCGTCGGTAGTCGCCAGCCGACCAATCCCGTATTCGTCATAAAGGCGACGGTACTCGCTGATGTCAGTTGCGACGAACGGAACACCCGCGGCGGCGTACTCGATGGCTTTGATCCACGATTTCGCATGGTTGAACGGGATGTCGTTGAGTGGGGCAATACCGATGTCGAACTGAAAAGAAAGCTGACAGTATTGGCGCGGCGGATACATCGGTGTTTTAGTGACTTTTTCTCGTGGCGCACCAACCTTGTCGGCAAACCACGCGGCACCGTCGATGTGTCCAGAGTGGTGAAGTCGCCACTTCTGATTGTTGATGAATGACGCTACCGTTTCGAGGTCGCCCGACCTGTGGCTCGTTGACCCGACCCACCCGACAATGGTTTTCTTCGGTCGGGGATGACGCTTACGGAACGAGTCGACATCAACACAGTTGTCGATCTTGTAGACGTTTTTGATCCCAAATTCGTCACGCATTTTGTCTTCAAGAAACGGCGTAGACACCGTCACTGCATCTGACATTTGAATGATGTGCCGGTAATTGTCGATGTTTTCGTCGTCGTTATGGTCAGGGTGGGTCAGCTTGTAAGCGTGGTTGTCTTCATGCAGACCCCAGTACCAGTCGTCGATATCGTTGATGATTGGCGGGCCACCTGTTCGGTCAGCCATTTTTCCAACGAGATCGCGGAACATTCCACGTTGCAGAACAATGATGTCGAGGTCGTAGTGGGGTCGCTCTCCCCAGTCCAGAACACCGAACCCTTTTTGCGGATGATGCAGGAGTAGCCCAGTAACGGAGGCGTGCCGAAGATGTGG